TTTAATAGTTTTTCTGCAGCATCTTTCATGAGTCCCAGCTCTGCCATGAGTTTGTTCTTGCCCATGCCATACATGATACCTAAATTAATTGTTTTTGCTTGTTTACGTTCGATGCCGGCCATGTCCGCGATCATCTGGTGAAAGTCTGCGCTGCCGTCGTTGTATGCATCAACAATCGTTGACGTGCCCTCTAGTTTCATTAGTGACGCATAGTGCACAACTATTCTAGGCTCTTGTTGACTGTAATCAAAACAGCCCCATTTATGTTTTTCTTCTGGTATAAATAAACTTCTAATTAGCGGTCCAAGTTCCTTGTGCCTTGCTGGTATCTGCTGCAGGTTTGGATTACTGTAACTGAAACGACCGGTCACTGTGCCGCCATCATCAGATCTTATTTGATTTATATCAGAATGAATTCTACCTTTGTATTCGTGTTTGAGTATTGTGTCGATAAAAGTTGTGTTTGCTTTGTTGATCTCTCGTGCTTGGTTAATTAATTTTGGTAACTCGTGTGGGTGTGTCGCTAAAAAATTTTTTGTAAAACTTGGTGCACCTTTTTCTGTTCTATCGTAGGGTAGTTTTACTTTTTCAAAAGCTTTTGCAATTGATGCAGCCGCCCATATTTCTACATCAAAACCTGCAATCTTTTTTATATCACGCAACAACTCACTCTCCGTCACGACAAGTTGTGTCTTGACAGCTTCAGCTTTTGCAATGTCAACGCGTACACCTTTAAATTTCATATCGACCAGACACGGAAACAGGTTTGTCTCCATGTTAAATACATCCCAAAGATCTTGTTTTGAAATTTCATGTTGTAGTGCGTGCCATAATTTTAATGTGATTTCTGCGTCTTTTTCTGCATACTCACCAACAAATGGTGCAGGTAATCTCCACATTTCTGCTTTTGGATTAATGCCCCAATCTTTTGCAGCTTCTTGTAAAAGTTTTTCATTTTTACGCATACCAATATAATCTTTACCAACAGAGTCGAGCGTGTAACTAAATCTCATTTCGTCAATTAAACTTGCAGCAATCATGGTGTCGATGATGCCACCGTTTATGTAAAAGCCCATTGATCGTATCCAGGATACATCGTACATGGCGTTGTGAAATATTTTTGTAGCAGGTGTTTGTAATAATTCTTCAAACCAATCTAAGACCAATGCGCGGTCCATGTTCCCCCCACCTTCGTGCGCTATTGGAAAGTAGCCGGACCAGCCTTCAACAGCAATTGCTATGCCAACTACCTCCCCGTCTCTTCTTACCGAACCTGATCCCATTGTGAGCAGGTTTGGGTCTCGCGTTTCTAAGTCAATCGCAATCTCTGTGTGTTGTGTTAAGTTAGGTAATCTGTCAGGTGGAACCCACTCAGTCTCTGGTGTAAATAATGGTTGTTGAAGCGTTCTCAACTGTAATCTCTTTCAATGATCATATCGATAAAATGCTTCGCTTTCTCGAGGCTCTCTTTGCCTCCCTTATCTTGATGTCTTACAATATATTTTATAGCAGACCCTTCAGCAAATAACAACTTGTTTTTGTTGATAAATTCGCTGGGCTGTATCTCGTATTTTTTATAGTGATCGCCTCCGATTTGATTGTCGTATGGATTAGACATTGGGTTATCGTATGGATTAGACATATGAACATTCTCCTGTTTCTGTGTTTACGTTTAAAATATTTACACCAAGATTTTTTTGTATTGGTGTGAGTGATCTGTTTATTTTAAGTCCGTCTCGTTTTCTTATGCATTCTGATTTAACATCTATTAATATTACCTCGTTCTCTCTTATCGCAACAAGATCGACCGGCCCTTGCTGAGACATATTCTTACAAACCAAATAACCTTGATCCCACAACCATATTGTTGCCATGTATTCCGCCTTGTCACCTTTTACGTGTTCGTGAAATCTCATAGCACGTACGCCCTGTCATAATTTTTTGGTTCTAATATATGCAAAGATTTTTTTGCTCGTGTGACTGCTACGTAAAACAAACGATGTAACTCATCTGGATCAGAGTCGTTGTGATCAACAGCAGATTTAGTGATATCAGGAAGTAGTAAAACATTGTCAGCTTCTCCTCCCTTGGCTCCATGTATGGTTGATAAAATAATTCTTGGCGTTTGTGATATCTTTTCTTTGTTCGCCAACATGTTTCTTATATAGTTTTCTGTGTTTGTATCAAGTCCTGCAAACGCTTTGTACCAAACGTCGTTTGTTTGTAATCCGTGTTCCGCGATGCATTCTTCAATATCATAGGTTCCCTCTTCGCTTAACGTTTTGCCTGTGCGATAACCTTTTGTAACGTTGTCACCAAGGTAAGAATAAATATTTTTTATTTGCACGGCGCTTAAATTATCTTTGTGTGCGCGCCATTTTTCCCAGGTTTGAATAGCCAATAATAAATTTAATTTTATAGAGTTTTTGTGTTTGTGTGAATAATACCAACCTTGCAATTGACATAGATCTTTTATGTCATCTAGAAAATGATTAGCTGATGATAAGACTAACCATTGACCCTCACCCATGTCAACCTGTGTGACATCAGAATATCTCGATAGGTCACCCATCTCTTGCCTGGGTCTGTAATTTTTTTTATAGCGGTTTGACACCTTGTCGATAATGTTTTGTGACAGTTCATGTATTGGTCCGCCAGGTATCCGATAAGATTGATCCAGTGTTCTAATCTGATCTACTTCTTCTTTAAGAGCGATAAAGCTATCAACATCAGCACCAGCCCATTTAAATATAGCTTGATCATCGTCCCCTGCAATGTAGGTTTTGTCTGCTTTCTTCCAAATAGTCCTGACCATTCGCCATTGCAAAGGTGAGAGGTCCTGTGCTTCGTCAATAAATAATACGTCAAAAGTCGGTGAAACATCTTGTTCAATAAATCTCTCCAACATGTCGTCATAGTCTATTAGTCCTTTTTCTTTTTTGTATTTTTTAAGCTCTTGATCTAATAAAAACAAGATATCTCTTTCAATATCTAATATGTGATTGTTGTTGTCGTACTCTTCTAACACATCAATTTCTTTTACCCTGGCTTTATTTATTATTCTTAAATATTCATTATCTGAATTGAAGACACCGTCCTCATCGCTATGCATTGCTGTCTTAATTGGTATACCGCATTTCAAACCAAACTCTCTATAGTCTTGTGACTTCATGACCTGCTCTTTTTTTATACCCAAAGACCTAAATGCCAAGGAATGTAGTGTTCTAAAAAAAGGTATCTCATCGCTTTGTATTTGAAATTTATCTTCAGCTCTTCTTTGTGCCTCATGTGCAGCTTTTCTTGTAAAAGAAAAGTAGCCAATCTTTTGTATGCTTGTGCCTGATCTTAAAAATTCATCTACTAAATCCAGCAGTGTGGTTGTCTTACCTGTGCCTGGTGGTCCAAGTATAATTGTTTTCATAACGCCTTACCTTTTCTAATTATTCTGGGAGCAGCTAAAACATAGTTTTTATGTATGGCCCCGTATTCTTTGTGTCCTCTAAAGTGAGCCCTCACAGAGGTAATGTCACCTTTTTTTAATCTGCGAGTGTGTCCTCGAACTGAGTGATACGGTATAAATCTTTTCTCGTGTGGCCCATCGTCAGTAACATCGGCCGTGTAGGTTGTGTCTTTTTCAGTTTTGTATTCATCTGGTTTTATGTAAATAGTTTTACTTTTCCAAACAGGAACAAATTCTTCTTGACTAGCCTCATCTTCTCTAATTGTGAAAGAGGTTGATGGTTTTTCACTTTTTGGAACAATGTCACGGATATTTGCATTTTTATCAGTGTGGCTGTTTAATTGTATGAAAGCGCTGTAAAAGTTATCTCCGCGAGTTGAAAAGGGACGAGCTACGTTAGAAGCCCATATGAAATGTTTACCATCATTAGTCCAATTTTTTTTAAAATCCAAAGGCACAACGATACTGGTTTTAAATAAATATTCTTTTTTAAAAACCATTACACCATCTCTTACAAACAAAGCTCTGTGATCATACGTTACGGTGTTTTTTTCTATATCCTTCTCCTTGTATTCGAACAAATGAAACGCTATGTACCTATCATCAATATTGCCAAATCTTTTTTGAAAACCACGTTTTTGAAAAAGTATTTTTTCAAAAGGCAATAAACCCAAACCCTCTTGCATGTGTTTTTCTATGCATCTTTTGTTTTCTTTTTTAGACTCATCTGACCAGTTTATGTCATCCATTTTAAATTTTTCAGCCTTTTGTGCCTCATGCATAAAGTCATTCACTAATTCTACAGCATTTTTATCTTTAAGTTTATTACCGTAAAGTTTTTTAAATTTATTCTGGTCGTACATGTCTATCATTCTTGAGGCTGCTGCAAATCTTTGACCTGAATATAATTTGTAAGAATGTATTTTAATGTCTAAACTTTCGTCGTTTTCTTTTTTCACGGACATAATTCCAACATTTTCTTTTGTGTTTTGTTTTAAAGAGCGTGCGTATTCGCGTGCAGCTTCTGCTTGTCTTTCGTCTTCTCTAATCTTCTTAGTCATTTTAGCTATCTTTATTTTTGCTTCCGCGTCATGTCTTTTAGCTGCTGTCATTAAAATGGTGCCTCCTCGTATGTTGTCTCACTGATTGTTGGTTTTGTTTTTTTCATTGCTTTTATTTTGATAAGACGAGGTGTTTGATTTTTCAAAGTCATCCTTGTCTCCTCAATAAAAAAATCAAGTTGCTTTAATAAATTGCCTGTTTTTATTTTGTCTAACTCCCAATTGTTTCGTTTACAAAAAGAATAAAAGTCATCCATTCTAAAATAAGTATTGCCCTCATCAGTCCAGGACATTTTATTTAATATGTCATCTTTAGTCCTGGCTGCAGGTCTATTGACTGTAAAGTCATACAATAAATTTACTATTTGATTTATTGGATCTAGCGACTCTAATGGTTCTATTTCTTGTAGCTTTTGCATCAATGTTTTTAAATACACTTCTCTCCAGTCTTGTGCTTTGGGTATCGGTGATACTACGTTTGCTTGATCCAGGACTGCTATTGCAAACAGATTAGGATTGTGCAACTGCTCTGTTTTTAATTCTACACGTTTACCGCTGACATTTAGAAACCATTGAGGTGGATTAGATTTTATTTTTGTTAATGTGTCTAATTCAGGCATTTGCTCTTCCTCGTAACCAACTCCATATTTTTTTGTCCTACATTTAGCTGCGTTACACACACCACAAATTGGTTGATCTTTACACCTGTATTTGTCGTAACCTCTTTTACCAATAGATTTAATTAACTGTTGAACCTCTGAAAAAGATAGAGGTGGGTCCATATACTTCTGATTGTCTGCCATCAGTTTATCTTCCCAGTTGTCTGGGTCGGCTTGTTTTCTATACACAGCTATGTTGAATAACGCGTTGTTTCTTGAGCCCTCACCAAAACCATCCTGCGCTAAAGTGTTTAAACAAGGTGGACCACTTTGAAATGCCTCTTCTATTTTTATTTCTTTTACCGTTATGTTTTGAATTTCTTGTTTTGTTTGTGACCACTCATCGTATATGGAATAAAACTCCTCTAAACTAGCAGCCTGCCCACCAGCTTTTATGGCGTATCTAAGTCCACGAACACCGCCATGATAAGGTAAGTTTAAAAAATTACCCGTGTCTCCACGATCAACTAATATTTCAGTTTGTTTAGGAAAAATTTCACTACCTGCATAACCCAAAGCCTCTGCCATGGCTTTGAGTTTTGACTGCATCAGTGATGCAGGTATAAACTCAGAAGCAAACAAAAACAAATGTGCACCACCAGACTTAGATCTAAATGTGACCAATGGAAAGCTAAGTCCTTTTATGTTTCTCATTAACACCAGATGGTCTACGTTGTAAACATCCACATCAATACAACCCCATCTACAATCGTTGTTCTCATTTATTGGTATGACACCCAAAGCAGGACCTACACCATCAATGTGATCCTGCCATAAATTATCCGTTACCGGCTGTCTTTTAATAAAAGCTTTACCGTCTGCTTTACCTTTTTCATTAGTTGAGCCAGATAAAATTAACTGCCCAAAAGCACTGTTATTACCTTCAAATATTTCTTTGAATTTCACTTTTTCGTGGCCTCCCTGTTTTTGGTTTGCCTTTGTTTGGTCTAAACGTTGGCTTGCAAATATCGTTGCAGTAAATCTTACCTTTTTGCCATTTAGTTATGACAAATTCTTCTCCACATGTTTTGCAAATTCTATTCATAATGTCACCTGTAGTAGCCCACGGGGAAGGGGGATCCCCGTGAGCCCATGATTAAAATGGTACGCCGTCTTCTTTAGACTTCGTGTTATCTTCACCATGTTTTGCTTCAACTGCACCATCAGCTACACTGGAAGCAAACTGTTTTGCGGCCTCGTACATTGCTTTATCTTGTACTGGACCAACCTTTTCAACATTCCAACCAAACCAAGTCCCCTTATCGTTTGATTGTTGTACTGTTTTAAGGCTATACACGTGACTGTGCATGGCCGGTGTGAACATACCCTTCTTTCCTTTAAGTTTGATACTGTTCATCATCGAGTTCCATGACCTACTAACTTTTAGTTGAGTAGATTTCATGGAGACTAATGCAGCAGTCCCATCTTCTAACAAAACAAAATAGGACGCCGTGTTCTCTAAATAGTTACCGTTTGGTAATCTATCTTTGTAACTTGCGTCTCGTTTTGCCTCCTTGATGATACCGCTCTCGACCGAATGGATCTGAACTGGAGCGGTTGTACCCTCTCCACGATCAGACCACTCAACGTATTCTCGTTTGTAATGACACGGAATTACGTTGACTCCTTTCTCACCATCATAGAGTTGCTTAGTCACGGTATTGAATATCATACCCGCCTCAGCGCCCTCTACGTACTTGGCGTCCCGTTTGTTTGTCTCGGGTGACAGTTGACCTAACACTCTAAGAAATGGTAACGCAAAGTCATCAGACCCCATGTTACTAAAACTTGTGTTAGCGTCTTGCTCAAACATACTTGTTAAAGCAACGCTTGAGTTTTGTTTTTCTGCTACTTGGTTCATGTTTCCTCTTTCCTTATTTCCGGCCTATTTTTGTTTGATCTTTAACGAATACGTTAAAGAATTGAGAGGGCATATCGAGGCCGGCCTCGATACGCTCTCTATAAAGAGCCTTCAGGGTTGACGAGTGAACTGATTCTTTCTGCTCTGGTTCGTACCCTTCTTGCTCTGCAAGGTTGAACAGTTGTTCAGCCTTGTTGTCTTCGCCCTTTCCGAACGAAACTGAAATTTCATTTTTAATGATGTCACCCAGTCCGTTCTCTCGAAGCCAGTTGTGCGCTGATTGTATTTCATCTTTTTTTACAGTGCAGAAGTATGACTTTGCCACACCCACTGAACTGCCATCAGCTAATTTCAAAGATGATAACCCTTGCTCTGCTAGCAAGTTTGGTATTATCTCTGAACTAATCTTGTCTGCTTTTTCTTTTTTTATTTTTATTTGTTGTTCTAGATCTGCAATCTGATCCTCGTAGTCTTTGAGTTCTTTGCAGTAGTTAGCTAAATTAGATATATCTGTTTTATCTAAAATTTCTTGTTGATCTTCTTCCAGATCATTCAGCGTCAGTGCTTCCATTTTTTTCTTCCCCTTTTTTTAGTTGTTGAATTTCTGCTGTTAACTTATCAATAGTCAACTGCATGTTTATTTTTTCACTGTTGCTTTTTTGCAACATATTGAAAAGTGAACTTATAATCTGATCTTGTTCCATTTTTTTCCTTTGATTGCTATTGACATTGAATATAGTTATCACTACATTCTGTGTCAAGGATAATATGATAAAAAATTATAATTTTAAAACACAGCCCTACAAACACCAAATAACAGCCCTAGAAAAGTCGTCTGACTCTGAAACATACGCTCTTTTCATGGAGATGGGCACGGGAAAATCTAAGGTTTTAGTAGATAATATTGCCATGTTATATGAAAAATCCGAGATCCACGGTGCATTGATAGTGGCTCCAAAGGGTGTGTATAAAAACTGGCACGACATAGAGATACCCACACACCTACCAGAACAAATTAAGCACAACACTGTTTTGTGGGAACCAAAAGAAACAAAGAAAAAGTTAATGGAATTAGAGTCTCTTCTAACCTGGGCGGATAAAAAAGAAGAACTTAAGATATTGATAATGAACGTAGAAGCTTTTTCTACAAAAAAAGGACTGGACTTTGCGTATTCTTTTCTTAACATATTTAATGGAAAAGTTTTGATGGGAATCGATGAGTCTACGACGATCAAGAGTCCGACAGCAATAAGAACACAAAACATTTTAAAAATAGGGGATCTCGCAAAGTATCGTAGAATTTTAACCGGTTCACCAGTTACAAAATCACCACTTGATTTGTACACTCAGTGCAGGTTTTTAAGTCCAAATCATTTAGACTTTGAGTCGTATTATTCTTTTAAGATGCGATACGCAAATATGGTTAGAAGAAATTTCGGAGGCCGGTCTGTGCAGCTTGTGACCTCTTACAGAAGACTCGATGAACTAACAGATAAATTAGATAATTTTTCTTATCGTGTGTTAAAAGAAGATTGTTTAGATTTACCACCAAAAGTTTTTACGACCAGGAATGTCGAGTTATCAAAAGAGCAAAAAAGAATGTATGATACTATGAAGCAGGCTGCCATTGCAGAGCACAAAGGCAAGATCATGAGTTCGATGTCAGCGTTGACCACTCTGTTAAGATTGCATCAAATTACGTGTGGCACTTTCAAAGCAGACGATGGCACGATAACCTCTCTTGAAAACAATCGAATTACAGCTTTGATGGATTGTTTGCAAGAAACTGACGGCAAGGTGATTATTTGGGCAACTTACAGAGAAGATATAAAAAATATAGTCGAAGCTTTAAAAAAAGCTTACGGAGATGACTCTACAGTCGAATATCACGGTGGGGTGGACTCTAGGGTCCGCCAGGACCATATTGCTCTATTTCAGCAAAAAAACGGCCCTACACGCTATTTTGTAGGAAATCCTCAAACTGGAGGGTATGGAATTACTCTGACAGCTGCAAACACTGTGATTTACTATTCCAACAACTATGACCTTGAAAAAAGACTACAGTCTGAGGATAGAGCTCATCGTATCGGCCAGACTGGCAGTGTTACATATGTTGACCTGGTCGCGGAAAATACTATAGATGATCGTATAATTAAATCATTAAGAAACAAAATAAATATAGCAAATGAAATCATGGGTGAAGACATTAAAGATTGGATCTAAAAATCTTTTTGATAAATTTATTTTTGCTGTATTTGTAGTTTACCTTGTTTTTTTGTTCACTTACTAAAGCATACTCAACAAAGTCTCCAACACCATTAACGCCACAGCTCCCACTGTAGTCAAAACAACCCAATAGATTTTATCTATCTTACCGCCCAAAGCTTCTACATCTTGATGCACATGCGTAATTTTATCGTCCAGGTGTTTAAGGTGGTTTGTTTTTATTATCTCCACCTCTCGTTCTATACCTTTAACATGACCGTACAAAGATATGACGTGTTCTCTATCTGACTCTGGTGTTATGCCATGTACTGTGTCGTTCATTAACTACCTCCAAATACTGGGTCAAGCACTCCAAAAACATTTTGACCTTTAGCTATTGTGTTTTGTGGTGCGCCACCAACGTTAACCGGCACACCTGCTATTCCTAAATTAGGTAAACTAGCCACGTTATCTTGTATTCCAGCTGTTGGCAAGTCTATCGCTGCCGGGCTAAATGGATTAGGTGCAATAGGAAACTCATCTAAATACAGTGACATGCCTTCGTAAGATCTTCTAATATTATCAATAACAGGTTGAGCCACAAGGTATGGATTAGATTGACCAATGGCTCTCGCGTTTTCTTCAAAAGCGTTAATTATATTTTCAGATGGAACAAATGGTTTGAAACGACCTGCTTTGATATTTTCAAAAGCAATCCGCGATACACGATCCTCGAACTCTGCGTCTAAAGCATTTGCCTCAACACCAAGAGTTCTTGCAGCGTAGTAATCATCAGCTAATTTTTTATTAACTTTGTACAACGCGTTGTTTGCCACTTGATATTTTTCAACTATTTCTTCTGGTGTTACAGGACCACCTCTTAATAAAGGTGCTGTAAATTCACGACGCGCGTTGCTTCGACCTTTACTAAAGTCTGCTATTTTAAATTTCATACTTCTAACAGGATCTACATCAATTGCACGCAAACCAGCAAACCCCATAAGCTCGTCTTTTAGTTCGTAGGTTCGACCATAGTCATCTGGGTTTTGAACGACCGCGTTGCCTAGTCTTTGAAACTGAGCGGCAGAAAAAGGTAATTGTGCTTGAAATAAGTGTTCAATCGCAGCTCTGACTTTGTCACCAGTTGGGGTTTGTTCCGTATATAATCTTCTACCTTCAGCCGTTCGTCCACCACGATAAATGTCTAATACAGCTTCCGTCCAAATAGACTCACTAATAAAAGGCTGACCTAATTCAGACGTTGCTTCAATCATGCCCTGTATGACATCTTCCATAACGGTGTCTGTATCTGTTCTACCATCTGCTATCGCATTGAATACTGTTTTCAATGGACGAGCTACAGTGTCGTACGCATTGGCATGTGAAAAGTCTATGTATTTAAGATTACCATCGTCATCTCTTATTGGTATCAAAACAGAATTCTTAGACCACTCTGGTACGAAACGACGTAAAGCATCCATCTCCGCACCGGTGACGTTGTAAGCTGCTTTGAAAGCCTCCATTGTTCCATATGGTATGGCTAGTGTTGTCAAACCAAAACCAGCTAAACGCTGCATACCAATACTTTTAAAAGGTTTAGCACCAGTGATTGGGTCAACAAAATTAAACTCATCAAAACCTTTTCGCATGATGTTAATGCTTGTTCTAATTATCTCTGCTGGAAAAGAAACAAAGTTACCAAATGGCGCTCTTCTTAGTTCTTTAATAAATTTACTAACGTAATCATAGTTTGGAACATTGTTTCTAACTATACTAGCGGCAGCCTCATCTAAGTAGTCATCATAAGAGGCAAACGCTCTACCTAAATCGTTTCTAGAATTTTTAGCATACAGTGTTCCGTCTATCTGTGCACTTTTTAATGCCTTATCTATTCTGCTTCTCTCAGCTGCAAAAGTGTACATCTTCCAATAATCATCCTCAGCCACATATGCATCGGCAAACTTTTCTTTTATCTTGCTCAGTTTTTTACTGATGCCACGAAAAGCCCTTCTTTGAGATATAGCAGAGCCAAAATCAACATCGTTTAAAATATTTTGTAAATCACCATACGGGACACTTTTATTAACGACACCGAGTGACAATAATTTTTCATATCTTGCATTCGCAACCTTGTCGTCTCTTCTACCTATTTGTTTAAAAGCACCATATGCCTCATCTAAGGCTTTTTTATCTATCAAAGGCACAATACCGTTAGCTGCAGCAAAGGCACCTGCACTAATAAAGTTACGAACGTGTGTTACTGGAGCTAAAACTGTTTTTGCTAATTGTGAAGTTGCTTTTGGATAAAGAATAAAATTATTATAAAAACTAGCTAGCGCACCGCCGTCCTCAACAAAAGAAAATAAATTTCTATTTGTTCCTTCGAGCGCCGCTTTGTTACCTTTGCTGGTGTATAATCCGTGTAAAGGATTGACAGCCTCTGTATAAGTTGCTCTGCCAGGGTCCATCGTTTCTGCAAGCATGTTTAAAGGTTTTTGATCCACGTTCTTTGGTCCAAATACTTGAACCGCGTCATCAAAATTATCAAAAAACTGACCTTGTAAAACAGGATTATCGTTAGCATCTAAAAGTGGTTTACCTAAGTCATCTAAAACTGGTTTTTGATATAGTTGATCAAAGAGGTCTCCAAAAAATTTGTGCTTTGTTTTTACAAAAGATAAGTTATTTACAGACGCTAAAATAGTCGCTGACGGATCTCTAACTTTACCCAATAAATTTTCAATAATTTCTCTTGGCGCTAAACCACGAACACCTGGTATTTCTTTTGTAGGTGTATCTAAAATTCTGTTTATTGGCAACAGCCCCTTGTCCCAATCACCAATTGCTATTTCTTTTAAAAAACCTTTTGGTAATGTAGGAATAAGTGGCACAGCGTCTGTTTGTGTTATGAAACCCCTGTTGCCTTTTGCAGCTCCTAATAATAAATTAATATAATTCTTTGCAGACTCGTCTGTAAAACCAGTGTCACCCCTCTTTCTAGCAATACTTCTAAACAAAGCGATACCATCATCTAGTGCTTCTTGAGTTGGTTTGTATGACTTTAGTGCATCAACGCTGTTGTTTCGAAATATCTGATAGGTGCCGTTTATGTAGTCAATAGCTTTTGTTTCAAAAGCGTCCTTAAATTTTTTAAAACTTGCATCAATATCTGCTTGAGCTACTTTGCCTCTTTTACCTGCCTCAAGTATATTGTTACCTATTTCGGTATACATATTATCTATTATGTTTCTGGACTCATTTAATATTTCTTCTACCTCTTTAACATTAAGGCCTTTTATTTTTCTAACCTTTTCTAAAGCTTCAGGACTCATTTCACCCAAAGTAAATCTACCCGTCTCTTCTATAAACCTAGGTCCTTTTCCTGTTGTAGAAGTTAGTGCATCATTAACTATTTTAACAACACCCTCTCTTTGTTTTTGAACACTAGCTGAGCCTATCCTGTTTATAAGTGGAAACAAAGCGTCTATATTTTTATCTAATTGCCTGTGTAAAACTTGTGCTTTGTTAGCATCAACAGATCTTTCACCAGTAATTAATCTTTCAACGTCAAAAAATTCTCTTGTCTTTGCACCTTGCGGAGTCACATATTCTAGAACTTTATCTAGTACATCATTGTTTTTTCTAAGCTGACCACTTCTTTTTGCCGCTGCTTTTATCGCTCCACCTGTGCCGGCCAAAAGACCACCTAACATTGCACTGTCAAGTCCAAATTTAATTCTATTCATTATCTCTCTGGATGCTAAATTTTCATCATTTTCAGTAAGTTGAGTCGGTCCTATACCAAACGCATCACCTAGCGTTCCAACTTTTTCTGGATCACCCACAAATATTGCATCTGCTACGGCTATACCACCAACGCCACCCAATGTTGTTAAAGCTTTACCTTTTGCAGTTAGAGTGTCCTCTAATAATTTTCCTGTTTTTTCGTTTATTTGAAAATATGTGTTATTTTTTTTAGCAGCCAAAGCTTGTTTAGTTAGTCTAGATCCAGCTTTAAAAGCCACAGTGCCTGGAACACCAAGGTTTGCTATAATACGAGCTATTTCACCAGCTGTTGTGGCCTCTGCTTGTTCATCAAATGTTGTTAGATTGTCAAAAAAATTTTCTACCTGAGCTGCTTTGTTTGTTCCAAGGCCAAGATCCAAAAGAGATGCACCTAGAGAAAAAGCTCCTCTCGGTATATCAATTAAACCTGCACCGATACCAGCTAAAACACTTTGAAACGTGCCTACTTTGTTGTCTTCAAAACCAGATACTTGAATTTTAGTAGGAGCAGATACTTTTATCTCAACCACGATTGTTTACCCTCCTGTAGCTGCAAAAGATAGTGCGTCCTCGATGTTATTAAATGGTTTGGCCTCACCATCTTTATTAATAGCAACAAATTTACTACCAAAAGCACCATCTAAATCAGCTAATACAGCTCCTGGAGCCGCGTTTGTTAAATTACCTTTAGCGTCTATTTCAGCGGCAACAGTTACACCTGCATCTCTTGCCTCTAAAGCTCTTGTCATTCTGTTAAGTGCTCTTGGTCCGGATGCAGCGGCTGTTTGTAATAGTTTTCTGTCGTCTGCATCTTTTGCTATAACTTCTTGTATAGCTAGGCTTCTAATAGACTGATCTGTTGCTTTTCTAGCTTCCGCTTCGGCGACTAGTGGTTCCGTTCCTGCTTGAACTGCCCTTGATAAATCAGTTTTTGTATCACCTGTGCCTGCTAAAGCTGTTGCTCCAAAATTAAGTAGTGCTTTTGCATATGTCGCTGTGTTATCAGGTGTGCCCATTAAAGATTGGTAAAGTGCAACTTTTTCTTCAGCGTCACTTCTTAACTTCTCCATTTGACTTTCTTGCTCTCCTATTTCTTCTTTAGGAGACTTTTTAGTGTCATCGTCATCAGTTTTTGTAGTTCCAGCTAGCACATCATAAAGACTACCTGGTAATTTTCTATCTTCTGTTGACAATAGTGCGCTTGATGCCATGAGTGGTAAACCAATTGGGCTTACATTAAGTCCTATTTTTCCAAATGTTCTTGCTCCCGATTCTAGCAATGAATCATCTGGGCCAGGTTTTGTTATACCCGCTCTATCCAAACCAGCCATTGTAAGACCTGTAATTCCACCCGTAGCTCCTCCAATAGGAGTTGCTAATTGCAATGCTCTTACTGCTTGAGTTATTCCGCTCGGTGTTGTTTGACCAACAACCCTCGATACCACGGGACTATAAGCGCCACTAGCTGCTACTCTTGATTGTCCTAAAGCAGCTCTCTCTGGTCTCACCATTTTAACAATGTCGTCACCTTTGGTGACAAACTGTCTTAACGGTTGTAATGACCCTTGTTTAGCGGCTGCTGCTAAAGCTCTTAATGCAGGTAAACCAATCGCTCTTGAAGCTAGTCCTGCTGCTCCTGATCCAATAGTTCCAAGAAGAGGTAAAAACGCAAAGTGTGCTTCTCTCTCTTTTCCATCCGGACCAATTTTTCTAAGAGCGTTGTTACCAACACCAAAAGTTGCCTGTGGCTCTACTTTACCGCCTTTTTTCATCTTAAGACCTGATGTGATGCCAACACCGTGTGTGTTAGCACTACCACCAAGTTTAAACATTTTTCTTCTAAGCGTATTTGGCATATTAATTACCCCCCGTGAGGAATGAGAATGGACCTCCACCGCCTCCTGAATATAATCCACTTAAGCCTGCTCCTAATCCTCCAAGTGTTCCGGCTATACCTAACGTTTGTGTTAATGGACTTGGTCCACCACCAGCTGGTTCAAAAGTGTATTGTGACATAGCTGGGTAGCCTCCACCAATTCCTGTTAATTGTGAACCAAAGAAACCAAGTCTTTGTTGTGGCATTAGTGCGATCATTTGATTTGCTCTTGCTTGTGTATCTGCTATTGCTTGCGCTTGCGCTTGTTGCTGTGCACCTATTTGACCAATCAATCCTATGTTTTGTGAAGCTAATTGTGGTTGTAATGCTGCCAATCCTTGTTGTAATCCAGCTGCTTGGCCTAGCAATCCAACATTTTGCCCTGCTTGCGCCATTCCTGCTTGTGCACCTTGCAATTGTTGTCCGCCTGCTGCACCAAATAAACCTATGTTTTGTGCTGCTTGTTGTTGTGCTGCACCTGCTCCTTGTAGTTGTCCAGCTAACGCTTGACCAAGTAATCCAACATTTTGTCCTGCTTGTTGCTGTGCAAATTGTCCAAGTCCAAGTTGTTCTTGTAGTGCTCTTGCTGCTGCTTGTTGAGCTTGTTGGAATCCTTGCTGTCTAAGTCCTGCTAATGTTCTCGCAATACCAGTGGCTCCTGCTGATGCCAGTTGACTTTCTGCTAGACCAAACCGACCTCCACCAAACGCAGCTCCAGCAGACGCTCCAAGTTCTGCTTGTTGTCTCTGTAATTGTTGTTCTAATTCTCTTCTGGTTGTATCAATAACTTGCTCTTGGTAAGGAGACATAAAAGCCTCAAATGCACGAGGTCCCGTGAGTTGTGCTGCTCTGTCTAAAAACTGTTGACCAACGCCTTGACCCGCTGTCGCTGCCGCTTGAATTTGATCAGCCACATTTTGTGCTGCTGACACTCCAGCCTGACCTGCGTCTTGTCCAGCGATAGCAGCTAAACCTGCTAAATTAGCTTGATTAAGAGCGTTCTGAATAGCTTGAGCCCCGGCACCTTGTCCAGCCAAAGCAGCCGCTTGTGCTTGTCCCGCTGCTGTGCCAGCGTCTTGTAAAAAAGGTTCAAATCCAGCTAAACCTGTTCTAGCAGGATCACCTATTGGTAGTCCTTGTTCATCAAATTCTATTGGACCAAAACCTGCTTGACCTAAAGCTAAGTTAACAGCTTGTTGTTGTATTCCTGTTTGTGGTGAAACTGTCGGTAAAAAACTTCCAAAAGGCACATCATCAAGACTAATGCCACCTCTAGGATCAATTGTTGTCCCTAAAAAAGCAGCTAACTGTGGGCCAAATATATTTTGTAAAGCTTCTACTTGCGGTGATGGTCTTGATATTTCTTGAACGTCTCCCTCTGGATAAGTGGCTAAAATGTCATCAACAATGCTTTGATATGTCGTAGGTCCACCCTCTTGCAATTCAACACGACCACCTTCTGCCATGCCAGTGCCTGATAATCTTCTACGTGCTTCTTGCACCGCTGCTGACTGCATCTCTGTTGTAACCGGAGTGCCTTCAGCCAACATTTCAGTCAACACTTTTGCATACATTTCTTGTAATTCTTTGTCCATTACACCATTGCCTCTAAAGTATTCATTAAATCATACATTCTTTGTGCACCTTTGTTAACACTTCCTCCGCCTGCCGCTCTTACTGCATCAGCTGTCATTACAAATTCGTTTTTAGACAACATAGCCGGCACATCATCAGCTTTTTCTTTCACACCCATGGGTATAAAAGTGCCGTTACGTCCATCAACTTGCATACCCTCTGGCATACCCGGTGCGGTTTCCATTATACCGCCCTCTTGAGCAGATACACGTCCCCCATCAGCAGCAAACATATCAACCATTGATTTTTGTGTAAAAGGACCTATACCAACTTTTTGAAAATATTGTTTTTTAGTTTTAGGCAAATCAACTTTTTTACTAAAGTCTTTTGCTTGTTTCATCATTTTATTCATTCCTTTATTTACAAAGTTACTAACAAATGATTGAAAAGCATCATTACCTTCTATCTCAATAACCTGATTTGTGGGTATTTTGTTTTTCTTTCTAAACTCATCAATAGCTTGTGTTCTTAATCTATTCATCATAGGTGCTGCTTTTATGCCTCTCTCCGCTAATACTTGTCCTACTTCGCCTCTACCACCCTCGCTAAAATTAACACGACCACCGGCGGCTAATCCCACTAAACCACTTAGGTCAAAGTTTCTAAATCTTCCTGTCGGATCTGATAACCCAAAGAAAAAATCTCCTAAACGAGCTCTAGCTGCTTTTCTTCTTCTTTCTGCCTCTTCTTGTTCTCTTATTGCCGCATCCAATTCATCAGAGGCTGTGTCATAAAAATCTTTTAACGGAGAGGCACCAAATATCGCAGCTTGAGATGCTAGTCTAGGGAAATTAGCTTTATCAAACATACCCAAACTTGCTTTTGTTATTGGCTCTCCAGCTGCATCAAGCACTGGTAGTTGTTGAATTTTTCCATCAACGACAGCTCGCTCCGTAACTGGACCAGTCCCTTGAAAAAATTGACGAGCTAATCTCACGTCTTCTTTCATCGCATCTAATAAACTTGGGTTTTGTAAATCTGCAAACGTTTTAGGAACCTCGATTGAACTTGTGTAATATTCTGGATCAAAGGGTATTTGACTTGATGGATCGACCTCAAACTTTGTTCCAAAAGGAGCAGGTTTTCCCTCAAACATTGGTCCCGGATCTTTTAAAAAACTACCCAGACCTGTTAAAGCCTGACCAGTCAGACTAATATCTCCTCTTGTTTTACCTGTTGAAAGCGCCGTTAACAATTGTGGTAGTAAATAACTTGTAATGCCCATTCCACCAGGGACGAGCATACCTGCTAGCGGTAAAAAAGGAGCTATTTCTTTTGGAACAAGCTTATCAGCAGCTTTGTCAGCGATATCACCAATGCTTTTCTTTACTTCCTTAAAACCTTTTTTAAGCTTGTCTTTAATTTTTTTTCTATCTTCTGATTTATGAAAGCTCATAATAATTATTCACCTGACTCTGACCCCATAGGGGGCATTTCAATAACTTTTACTAATACATCTGTGGCTTTATGAACTGCCCAGGGTTGGCCGCAGTCCGAGCAGGTGCCGGTTGCCTGTTCTTCTGAATCTACTTCATTTCCACAGTTTTTACAATATATTCGTTGGTAAACCTCTGGTTGAACAACCGTGATGATTTGACCGTTCTCTTGCTTATATTCGGTCTTTTTACCTTCTCTGACTAGTTTCATTGCCATTATGTAATCTCCAATACTGATAATAATACATGTAATCTATTTGCAGTGCCAGCGGTAGCTTTAACTTCATCGCCTTCTTGCAGCACTAATGGCTGTGTTAGAAGCTCCACGGTCCCTTTTGCGCCTACCGCTTTGTCTTTAAACACGCTAAATACAGGGTCACCAGACACATTATCTCTGGTTATTGTAATTGTAATAGTATCTGCATTATCGCTATCCTCACTTACAAGTATAGACTTTACAAGAGCTGTTGTCGATGCTGTAGGCGGTGTAGCCGTATCATCGGTGATTGGCACCTTGTATATCTGTGTGGCACTCGTTGTTGTCAGGTCAACTGCTTTTAATAAAAATGTATCAGCCAAGATAGAAGCTCCTTGCTAGTGTTTCGTCTTTTGTTTGTTGTTCGTATGAAAAGTTTAGTTGTGTAATGATCTGATCAAGTTCTCTAA